ATCTGTCTTGACCGTTAAGTAGTAACTTAGCAGTGACGACTGGGTTCTCACCCCAACAGTGCATGTCAAGGGCAGTCTCAGAAAGAACGAATGTTCCAGCATCAGAGACAAGGGATCCAGTAAGATCAGAAGGAGCGAATGGGGTAGTATTATAACCTTCACCTTCTCCAGCGGCAGCACCTGGAAGATCGAAAAGACCAGAGGTGGTAATGAAAGCACCACTAGCGGCTTCACCTGGACCAGCGAAAGCAGCAATGGATGGAGGAAGAGCATCGATTGCATCAGTGTAGTTGAATGGTTGAGCACCAAGGGTTCTGAATAGAGTACCAGCAGCATCTAATGATGAGCAGTAATCAACGTTGGCATCAGGTTGGACAACCCAGATAAGCTCCTTGCAAGGGTGGTTGAAGTTAAGCTTGATCTTGTTTGATGATGAACCAACTGATTCGTCACCAGTGAATTGAAGTTGTTCAATAAGGTATTCATGAGGGTTTTGTGCCATCTTTCTACGTTCATCAGTATCAAGGAAGATATAGTCGACGTAAAGGGAAGCAGCAACAAGGGATTGTTGGTATGCTTGGGAGACGGATTGAGTACCAGAGGTGGCAGCTAGACTTCCAACAGCCCATAGACATTCACCAATAGGACGGAAATCAATGTTGATCTTGACTTCGTGGTATTGAAGAGCGATTAAAGGAAGGGCAAGTCCAGGGTTTCTGCAAAACCAGAATAAAAGAGGAATGTAAAGGGTGGTTTCTGGAAGAGCATTTCTTGGAGCACAAACTTGGGATGGTCCACCTGAAGCAGCACATGGGCCTGAGACGTTGGCAAAATCAGGATCAATCATGTATGTTAATTGAGTGGTGTTACCAATCATCTTGAAATATCCACGTTGTTGTTCAGCAGACATGGTAAGTTGATTCCAGATGTGCATCCAGTCACCGTATTGACGGTCAATTCTTTGACCACCAATCTCAACTTCAACTTGAGCGATGATTTGTTCACCAATGTAGTTTAACCAACGAGCATAGACGTTACCAGTATTGCCCTTCATTGATTGGTTGATTTCAGGAAGAGTTAATTGTAAATAGGTTCTGTATGCAAGATCACCATTACGTGAGATGGTGCAGGTAACACGACGACCGAAGTCGGCTTGGCCTGAGAAAGTTTGCTCAATTGATTCCATAGCAAAGTTAGTATGGCGTCTGTATGACACCTTCCAGAAAGTGATTTCAGGGGTTCCAGTAAGGAAGACATCTTGTGCGCCATAGGCGACTAATTGCATTAGACCTCCAGCCATATCTTATGATATTTATAGACTATACAAAGAAAATAATTTGGAATAAATACCTAAATTAATAATTATTTTAATAATAGTAAAAAATATTATTTTACTATTATACACAATATCACTAGAAATAGTTTTTACTAAATATTATTGATCCTGACCAAATTTAAATAATTTTACATAGAATTATAGAGGTTGATACATACTTTTATAAGATGATAAAGTAGTTACTTCTTCTCTATCACCGTTTGTATATCTCAAACATACTCCCAAAACGTTACCATTATAACAAACAGTCAATCTAGGACCTGTGTCAAATAAACTAAAACCCCATCTTTCTTTTTTCATATCTTCATATGTATATATTTTTCTCTTAGCTCTAAGAGTACCCGTGCATCTTCTTTCTCCATCTTCACAATCTATATAATTATTGAATAAGGACGATGTTATAAAATTATGTTCGCGAACCGTTTGTGGTAAATTCATATTATTTTTTATATGTCTTTGTATTTCTATTTCAATATTATTTTCATTACATTTTATAAACAATGCCTTTACTTTCAATACGATTTTCGATTTACCTTTGACACGTGATGATAGATCCGTTTTTATATTACAACCTAAATCATCTAAAATTTTTTCCGCAGTAGCATTATTATACTCTTCACTATATTCAGGATGTATTTCACCTGTTTTTGTATTTATAATATTGAATTTTTTGTTTTCACTATCTTTTTTTATATTACTTTTTCTAATATTTGTTTTAGTTATTAATAAATCGTTTTGTATAAATGACAAATTATATGTATCATCTTCGTTATACGCAGTAATTAAAGCATCTACCCAAACATTATTATGTTTATATTTTACGCTATCATCTACCATCCAATGATCACGTATTACTTGTTTTTTTTGCCAATCATCATTCAAATATTCACTGAATGTAATTTCTTTTGCCGCTAATTGAAATGTCTTCAAATGGCCATAAACACGAATTGATTGAAATTCGCCATATTTACTTGAATAATGCGCAACACGTAATTGTGCTTGAGCAATAGTACCATAACTAACAGTTGGTCTATAATCATGTGTTGCAAAGACGCGATCATGAAATTCCCATTCAGTGGATCTTGTACTTGTTTGTTCATGAACAATCACAATCAATTTATCGCTTTGTTTATTATCCCAATAGCTTCTATTACTCCAATTTACAGTTTCACATGAAATGTTATGATTATTATTTGTATATTTGGATAAATCGGATTTATCAGCTATAATATTAACATCAGCCAATTCTGGAAACAAATGTGAATTATTCAAGAATTCTTCGATCGATCGATTATTACTTCTTTGTGAAGTTCTTTGTGAACTTCTATATGTTTTATAAGTCAATCTTAAAACAATAACGTTTCTTATTTTTTTTTCTTTTGTTATTGAATATTTTTCGGCTTCAGCTATATTTTTTTCATTTATGTATTTGTTATATAAATATGCAGCTTCAGCTTTTTGCATGTTTGAATTTCTAAGATTTTCTTTTGCATCTGCAATAATTTTTTTACCTTGTGTCGATAAAATATAAGTACCATCTTCTTTTTTGAAAAACGGTATAGCATTTTCTACCAAATGTTCATCTAAGAATTTTTTAGCACCACAATATGTTTCAGGTGGAATATAATATAATTGAATACCTTGTTCATAAATACCGCCAATAAAGTTTTCATCTTCTTCACTTTGGGTTATGTCTTGTGAAAATAATACTTCTTCAGGAGTTGCACTGTACAAAATTGTAAAAATATTTATATTTTCTTTTATTCTACTATAAATAAATTTCAAACTTTGTCTCGATCCTGTTCCATAATCACACTCATCCGCGTGTAATATTAATTTTTTACCTTGTGAAACCATTTCGTTTATATATCTTAAAGCTTCTTTTGCCACTTCCACTGATATTATTGAAAATACTTTCAGATTATGTTGTTCTAATTCACGACGTTGGCTTTCATCTGCTTTTCTATGGAATGCAGATATAAAAATATGTTCTCGTATTTCAGACCCATGATCTCTACGAGCAATATATTCAACTATTTCTCGTTTACCAGATTTGACTTCACCATGGATCAATATTCGTCTGACTTCATAGTCTCTAGATTCGATTAATGGTACTATGTTAGAGTCTACAAAATTTGTTATATATGGCCTATAACGTTGAAAGTCTGCAACTGCCCATGGTTTGGGTGAATTAGTCAAAGCACTTCCACTTACGATTAATGAAGAGACTGCTGAAATAAATAATGACATTTTTGATTTTTTATTGAATTTTATAAAAACTATTTATAGAATTCAATTTTTTATTGGTCGAATAATTGTTTGAATTTTCCACTATTATTCTTTAACACATTTGAAATCCAAGTTTCTTATATATCCAGGTTTACATTTTTTGTTACATCTACGCGTTTTCGGATTTCTCTCTTTTCCATATGGACAGGATTTTAATGTTTGAATGACTTTTTTACCAGGAGTTTTCATAATTAAATCTCTATTCATAATGAATTCCGGTTCAGTATTATTCAATAATTTATTTATTTTTGATTCATTCTTTTTAGTACGGTCTTTTATTATATTTTCATGAATTTCTTTCTTATGTTTTTCTAATAAACCACTATCTAATATAATTTGTTCTAATTGACTCCTAGATTCTTCTATTCTTAGACGTCCTATCAAATTTGGTGTAATCATTTGATAAAATAACATAAATAATTTTTCAGCAAGTTGGTTATCTAAAAACTTTTGTGTATAAACAAGCCAATGCATCATAGTAAATCCCAATCCATAACTATCTATCGTATCAATCGATTTTTCTAAAAAATCATTATATTGATACGTTTCAACATTATCTAATATAAATTTTTTATAATCATTCAAAAAAACTACCCTATCTTTTCTATATTCAGACCGATCGATTGTCGAATTTAATACATAGTAAAAATATGAATGCATACTCTCGATTTTGTCTATTTTCAAATGATTTACAAAATCTTCTATTAAACTATTATACAAAACTTTACGATAACTTATACTTTTTGATTTTAAATCTGTAAAATTTGTTTTATTTACATATTCAATTTCCCAAGGAAATGACCAATGAAAAATACTCATATCGTTTGTGCTTTTGTTTGATTCTTCTATTAGTTTTTCTTTTGAAGTCATTAGACCAAAATCTATGAAATTTAAACGGTTTTCTGATTCATTATAGACAATATTTTGTGGTTTTAAATCATGATGTACCAAACCATTTTCTTTGAATTTTATTAGACCTGTAAATAAACGCATTGATTCCAGTAAAAACAATTCGGTTTCATTTCTTACTGCTAATGTTGGAGTCCAATTTTTGATTTTTTTTACATATTCTTCAATATTGATACCACCATCTCCCATTATGATTAATTTATGTTTTTCCAAATTTTCTAATACTTCTTTTCCTATTTTACATTTTTCAATAGAATCAAGATTTTCAGGTGTATTTGCAATATTACATGACACTGGTTTCCCTAGATAAAAATCTTTATTTTTGTCCACTTTATTTACGTTTTTATATTCTTTGAGTTCATCACTAGCTGACTTTTTACGTAATACCTTTGATACTTTATTTTTGTATGATAATTTTGGTTTATTTTTACATGTTAAACTTGGTTTATGAACACAACCATAAGAACCTTCACCTATTACTTTTGATATAGACATATATATTGATAATATTATTAATATATATTGAGATTATTAGTATCTATGCATTTTTATTATCTAAAATGTCTTTAGAAAAATTAGAAATCAAAAATGTTTCTAAATAATTTTCTTGGAAAATTTCACGACGATTTTCATGTTTTTTTGTAAAAATATAAGAATCATCTGTTTTTTTGATTGTCCATCCTTGATCAAGGGCATTTTGAATAAAAATCATTCTTTGAAAAGTTTTTTTATTTATTTGCACATTAGATGGAAATTGATTCAATAATGTTTCTTTGTTCATTTATCTTATATATATCATTTACATTCACTTTTTACGAGTTTTACGATTTGATTTTTTTGATATTTTTTTTCTACTACCACCCTTAATAATTGGTTCTCTTGAAATCATAATAGTATTTTCATCTGCTAAATAACCTGCTATTGCATTTTCATGTATACCAGTATTAGCATTTAATAATAAAAACCCAGCTCTTATTCCAGATGGTTGATCTCCATTTGCTCCTATTCTTAAATGATTTACAAAATAATTTTTAGTTATATTTCTATCTTCATATCCTCCTTTTTCAAGAGTACTGTTTATTTCTTGATAAAAATCACCTATTCCTTTCAATGAACCAGTTGATATTAAATCAACATATATTCTTTTATTTATTAATATTTCCCACAATAATTCTTCATTATCGATTATTTTATCTAATTGATTATTCCAAATAGTTAGTATTCGATTTATAACACTTTTAAAAGTATTATTTGCAGAAAGTGTAACTACTTTTGTTGTTGACATATCAATAATTAATTCTACATAAGGTAACATAAATTCATTACATAATGCACTATAAGTAATTTTCACTTCTTTCTTTCCATCTTTATTTACAATTAATGTATTTCCTTGATAAAATTCATTTTCATCCTCGTCATTCGTAATTAAAAAATCCATATTAAAAAATTCTTTTTTATGATTTTTAAATTCATCTCCAGAACAACTTCCCATGCTTCCCATCGCATCTACATATGAACTTGTAGGACAAATTACTTCTTTGTCAAATTTATCTCCAAAAATATCTCTTAATGTACTAGTTGCTGCATTGTTAATTACACTAGTTCTATTATCTTTTCCAAATTTTTTTAAAATATTTTCAATTTGTTTTTTTAATTCTTCATTACTATCAATAACATGAGCATTACCAGTATTTTTAGAATAAACATGAAAATTTTCTCGTATTTTCGTATCTAGATTAGTAAAACCTTTTTCATTTTCAGCTATATTTTTTATTATATCATATTCATAATCTAACATATATTTTTTTTTTTCATTTTTATTGTAGTCTTTCGATAAAATGTATTCTAGTCCACCTCTAGCAACTGATATAGATATTCTCTGTACATCAGAACTCTGCATTGCTGTAAGTTTTTTTTCTTTATTATTATCTTTCTCCATTGACGTAATTAAATCATTTTTTATATCAACAAATGTTTGACGTATATATATTATTAATTTATTCATTGAATCTATAAATGCATTTTTAGTTGTTTCAAGCGATCGTGGTCTTGAATTTAAATGAAATGTTTTCGATTTATTTATAGTTTCAATAAATGAATTTAATTTTGTTTTTTTTATTATATCTGGATTTTTTTCTTGTATTTTTTTTGCATAATCTATTGTTTCAATAGAAAAACCTCCTAGGTTTGGTTTATCAAAAATATCAAAAAAATTATTTTCAGGACCAACAAAAAATGGAAATTTTTCATCTATTTCTCCTATCATTTGTAAAGCATCATTTATTATTTCTTGTGGTTCTTTTGTACCACCTAAAAATATTTCATTTTTATTTTGATTATCTGAAGTTTTTCCACCATAAAAATTATCAGTAAAAGTTTCTTTTAATTTTTTATTTTGAATCAATTCATTATATTTATCTAATATATTATACAAGTGTTTATCATTTAAAATTTTTTTTTCTTTATCTAATAAATACAAAACTAAAATATCTTCAATCATTGTCAAATTGAATGTATCTAATGGATTCATATTTTTATTTTCATAATAAATATATAATTTTCCAAAAAATTGAAAATAATCGCTTAAATCTTTATAATCTTTTGAATAATGAATTGCACTTTCAAAGCCATTGTTAACGAAATTCCTTAACATATAGAAATTGTTATTTATATTTATTTGGTTAATTTCAATATTATTTTTTACATTGTTTTCATTAGTTATCTTTTTTGTACGACGATGTTTTTTTTTATTACCATGTTTTTTTGTATGTTTATTGTATTTTAAAGGATCAAATAATTTTATTCTACCACCAAAATATTTCAAATCTTCTTTTATTTTATTTAAATTGAATAATCCTAAAACGTATAATTTTGTTTCATCTACAAAATTTTTAGCCATTTGCATTGTTTTTGCTTTTGATCGTGTTATAGAACCTTTATAATTCAAAACCTCATTTATTTTATTAATATTATCATCTTGTACAATTCCATCAATATTTGATATTAAATAATTCAAATTAGTTCCTGTTTCATTTTTATCAAAACACTCATATTCTTTTAATATATTCTCATCAATTGTGTCATCTTCTTCATTAGATATTTTTTCATCAGATGTTTTTGTATCAGATGTTTTTTCTTCAATTACATCAGATGTTTTTGTATCAGATGTTTTTTCTTCAATTGCATCAGATGTTTTTGTATCAGATGTTTTTGTATCAGATGTTTTTGTATCAGATGTTTTTGTATCAGTTGTTTTTGTATCAGATGCTTTTGTATCAGATGTTTTTGTATCAGATGCTTTTTTTTCTTTCTTTGATTGTTTATTTGATCTTTTATTTGATTTGGAATTATCTTCAGTCTTTTCTTCAGTCTTTTCTTCAGCAATTACTTCAGCAATTACTTCAGCCGCATTTAATTTCTCAGGCGGTTTTTTTCCAGTTCGCGAATTAATTTCATTTCTTATTTTATCAATATATGAACTAATTTTACTTAAACGACTAGCAAATTTAGATGCATTGAAATCATGTAGAAAATCATGTACAAATAAATTTAACATCATAAATGTAAAATCTTCTTTTTTTTTAAATTTTACTTCTACCATTTATAATATATCTACAAAATAAAACACGTAATAAAACATATAAAAAAACACCATTAAATAATATAAAATGAATGAAAAGTCATCAGTAAAAAAACAAGTAAATACAATTGATGAAAAACATACTGAAATGTTAAATTTTTTTCATGAAATTGAAACTATTAAAATCCCAGATTTAATCAAAAAAAAAGATCAATTAAAACATCAAATTCCTAAATTGAAAGAAAATGAAATCGATTTATATATGGATATAAAAGACAAGATTATAGCTATTCAAAGAGAAATCAAGGAACTTAAATATCAAAAAAAACATTATTTATTAGACAATTCAAAATATATCTTTGATTATTTCGAAGAAAAAAAGAAAATATCATCAGGTGATAATAACCAAAATATAAACATTCTTAATTCATTTTTTAAAATAAAAGCAAACTCAAATGATGCGTCGAATCTAAATTCAGATAAATATTCACAATCTAAAAAAACCTATCAAAATTATTGGCGCAATGTAAATAATGAAATTACAAACATACAAGATTTTATAATTGCTAGTGATGTATGTGAAATATGTTATAAGGGAGAACTTATACCACAAGACGAAGAAGGTATCATGATATGTAATAATCCAGGTTGTGGTAAATTTATTACTTATATTATTGATAGTTCAAAGCCCACCAACAAAGAGCCACCCAATGAAGTTTCCTATACTGCATATATTCGTCTTAACCATTTCAAAGAGATTTTGTCACAATTTCAAGCCAAAGAGACGACACAAATTCCCGAGGAAGTTATTGAAGCAATTAAATCCCGTATTAAAAAAGAGCGCATCCAAGATATGTCCTTGATAAATTATGATAAGATGCGTGACATTTTGCGTAAGCTGGGTCTAAATAAATACTTTGAGCATATTCAATATATTAATTCGCTTTTTGGAATAAAACCACCTATTATGAATGAGGAATTACATGAAACCTTATGTGTACTTTTTATTGAGATACAAAAACCATGGGCAGTACATTGTCCAGCTAATCGTACGAATTTTTTCAATTATACTTATACGTTGTATCAATTATGTGTTTTATTAGATCAAACACAGTATTTACCGTATATTCCTATGATGAAAGATCGCGAAAAACAATTAGAACAGGATATGATATGGAAAAAAGTATGTAATGATTTAGATTGGGAATTTTGTCCGACGGTTTAGATAATATCTAATTATTATTTATAGTTTATAAATAATAATGAGTAATTGTGATGAAACACAAATAACAGCTGATTTAGATATTATATTAAGATATAATAAAATTAATTCAAGCGGTGAAATAAAAAAAAAACAAGAAACAGAAAAAAATAATTCAATTAAGAAAATACGAGATTATGATGATGATAACTGTGTAAAACAATTTTTGTGTGGTTCTCATGATATGACATCTCCCAATTATTATACGTCAAAATATCTTGAACTTGATATACCATATTTTGAAGGTAAATATTGTCCTCGTAAAAATACAAATACAATTAATAATGTTACCAATACTAATACTAATGATATGGATACTACTAATGCTAATACTAATACTAATACTAATGCTAATACTATGGATACTACTAATACTCTAACAACCACTGATACTCAAACAACTACTAATGTTGATACAGTGGCACCACTTCCTAAACAATCTCTTGATTATTTAATAAAAAATATAGAAGAAAATATTAAATTCAATAAAAATTATTATGATATTGTAAAAAATTATTCTGAACAAAAAACAAGAACGTATACTGATACAGAAAAAAAAACAGCTAAAGAAATATTAAATAAATATAAAACAGAATTAGAAAAATTAAAAAAAGATAAAAATATTAATGAAAATAACAAGAATAATATTCAAAAAAAAATAGATAATATAATCCAATTGAAAAAAAATTATAAATTTGGAGGTGGTAAAACCAAGAAAAACAAAAAAACGAAACGATCCAATAAATCGAAACGCTCAAAAACAAAAAAATCACGCAGAATATGATTTACATAAATCTATAAGTTTCGTCTCTACATATTTTCTCAATTCATTATTGTTTGGATCTAAATGAATTTTATCATCACTGTATTCCGTTTTAATAAACCCTTTTTCGTCAGAAATATAATCATAAATATCGAAAAATAATAAATTATTATTACTACATAATTGTTTCAAAACTAAATTAGCATATTTTGTATACATATGACGTTCTTCATATGTTCCGAATGTGGTTACACCTGGTGCATCGGGTAACGGATTTGGATATATACAACATATTATTGGAATAATATTACAATTTTTTTTGTAATACAAAAACAAATTAATATACTTGATTAACAAGGTCGCGGTTTCTTCTTGCCATCTATCCTTAGCATGTAAATATATATTTTTTTGAATATCATTGAACCCACAAGTATACATTACAAAATCGTTTTCACCAATAACTATATTTTCATGACCTCTTCCTATAATTCTCGGTATATCGCGGATATCAATATTTGAATTAATCAATCTATAAACTGTTATAGGAAATTCGTGTGTCATTCCTCCCCATAATGCAATCATTTTTTTGGATTTATAAAAAAAAATAGAATGACTATCACCTGCTACAATAATCTTTTGACCAGTCTCTAACCCACTATCAGTAATACTATTAAAATTATCTTCTTTTACCTCAGTTATCAATGATGAAAATTGCTGTTTCAATTCCGCATTTTCTTTTTCTAAATTTTCTATATATCTTTTCAATCCACTAGCTAATGTATCAAAATTAGTATTCATTATAATTTTGATACATAAAATAAAAAAATATTTTTACCGAATTATACTTTATCAGTATCATTGATCTTCTCTTTCCGTTTCATATATGCACGATGTCTATATTCTTTTAGTTTATCAGGGTTCTCCTCTTTGAGACGATTCAAATATTGTTTTGCATTTTCTTTGACACGTTC